TTTCCTCGCGCCCCCCCCCCAATGGAGTAGACCCAAGCCCAGGGTGTCGAGTTGCGCGCGAAACTCTTGCCATTCGGCGCTGACGCCGCATTGATCGTCCTGGCAGCGGAACTCCGCCCGCTCCAACGCCGTGCGTTTTTGCGCGGGTGTGAACTCCATCCGTCTGCGCGCTGGCATCATGCAGCCACCTCCCGACGGGAGCGCGTGAGGCGGAGCGGGTGCGCGACCAGCCCAGCCACGCGCGCCAGGAAGCGCAGCGGGCGGGTGTCGCGCGTGTAGGCAATGAGGCGCATCATGTCCACGGCGCCAAGCTTGGCCCACCCCCGCCCGTTGGGGATCCCGTTGGGGTTGATCTCGTTTAGGAGCGAGGTGGGCCGCTTGCCCAGCAGGCGCGCCGCGCCCGCCACGAGGCTGCCCGCCTTGCCTTGGCTCAGTTTTAGCGCCCGCTGCATCAGGGTGAGGAACGTCCGGCGTTGTGAGTCGTTCATGTCATCCTCCAGGTTGGTGATTCTGGTAATTTTTTCCGGTCTGCGCTTTTCTGTTTCCCCCGTGGAATGGTTCCGGGGATGATGGCCCATGCGCTCCACCACCCCCGTCACCCGGGCAACCTCCAGCCGCCCACATCCCCCGCCCTCCATGGCGGGACTACGCCAACGCCATGCGGATCACCCGCCCCCGAAAAAGAGCCGGGGCCTCATCCCAGGAAGGCCCCGGCAGCGGAGGAACTGGCACTCGCCGCCTTCAATGCTCGTTTCGAGTCCGGTGCATTTCATGATTCACGCTCATTTCCGGCGGCGGTTGGCCAGGGCCTGCTGGAACCCCCCTTTGAGCGCCAGCACCTGCTCGCGACGAACCACCGCGCGCTCGGGATCAAGCGCCAGCGCCGTGCTGAGCCGCCGCAGCACCTGGCGCAGGTCATTCAGGACCACGGTTTGCCGCTGGGATTCCTCCAGCAGCGCGCGCACCAGGGCATTCCCGTCCTCCGGCGGAGGGGTTGGGATTTTCATGGCCGGGCCTCCGTGTGTTGATCTGCCGGCGGGGCCAGCACATGGTTTTTTGGCCTGGTGCGATTCCGCCAGGTGTCAAGGCCCATCATCGTCAGCGCCTTGACGGCATTCGCCAGGTCCGCGCGAATGTCGGCGGCCTGGAACTCCGCGAGGGCCGCAACCTCCTCCCGCGTGAAGCGGAGGTTGACTCGCACTTTGCCTGTGCTAGGAGTCAGGTTGGCGTTCTGCGCGTCGTTCATCGGCACCCCGCGTGTTGGTTACGGCGTCCACGAAACGCCGCTGATGTTTCATCATTAGCGCACCAAGAGTTGCAATGCAACAAGAAAATACGCACAGCGACATTTTTGTATCTGGGCACTCCGATGACATACGGAAGAGGCTGGTTCAGTTTATTGGCGGGGAGCGGGGTTGGCAGGTCAGAATTGCACGTGAAACAGGAATCGGAAGGAGTTATCTTTCCCAGCTAATCAATGGAAAGCGAGGCCTCCTTTACAGACACTTGAAATTGATTGCCGGAAGTTGCAGGGCGAACATTGATTGGTTGCTGACGGGCCAAGGGCACATGGACGATATTTCGTTACCACCCTCACCCCCGCATGGTGTAAAACAGGCGCAGGTTGGAGGACGGGATGCGGTGGACCGGTTGCTGGACCGGCTGGATCGTTCGATTGAGCATGTCACAAACGATGAGCGGACCCTTGTGGATGCATACAGGGGATTGAGCGCAGGGCAGCGCAGCCTCATGCTGGCGATCATTCGCAACGGGGGCGGACAGGCCGAAAACGACCGCCCGCAGGTGCTCAACGACAGCGCGCGGCCGGAAATGGAATTACTCGATCTCTACCACCGCGCATCGGAAGAGGTTCGTCGGGTTGGGCTGGAATATTTTCGTGGAGCCGTACTTGGATTGCCGGAGGATCGGGCTCCGGTGGAGCCTGGCGCGGAATCACATCATAGCCCGCCGCGCGTAAAGCGGAAATAATCCCTTTTAAGCAGTTGTCGCTCATACCCCCCCCCCAATTGGTTCGCTTCAGCAACAAACTAGGATGCGATCAATGGTATTAACGATATCGTTAACGATCAAGTGTCATTTCGCGGGAGAAGGCTCGATGCTCAGCAAGGCCGCCAATTCCGCGAGCAGCGCTTTAACCTCCGGGTCTGCCGCGCCTGCGTCCACCGCCGCCATGCGCCGCGCCATCAACCCGACCAACACCATCTCCTCCGCCGCATGGCTCAACGTGATGCCATCCGTCCGTGATATTTCGATCAGGGCGGCCCGCGCCCGCGGCGGCAGGCGTACCCCCACGACCCTTCGCGGCCCCCACCCCGCGAAGCGGCGCCGCGCGAATTTGAGGATCATGTCCAGTGCGGCGGTGACGGAAAAACGCAAGATATATTCCATACGATGGATCAGGATCGTTTACGAATGTGATGAAAACATAGGTGCCTAATGCAAATAGCAAGGATTATCCCTGTGGCCCGCGTGATGATTTTTGCGCTGATAGGATGCACACCCATGCAGCAGGACATCCGGATTGTCACGGATAAGGAATCCCCGTTCTGTAAAATCGTTGGCCCGATTGCGGAAGACGGCGTGACGGGGTCCGCGCGATTGGCAACGCCCAGGTCACCGCGCGCAGCATGGGCGCGGGGAATAAGCGATGATCAGTTCGCCGCGGATGGAAAACGCCTTGCCAGCATCACCTGGCCCGCGGACCGTCAGCACCTGATGATTTCGTACCTGGCCCACCGCGCCCGCAACGGCCCCAAAATCCTGATTGACGTTCTGTATGCCCCCCTGGACACGCTGCAAGAAATCGCCCGCTTGAACGAGGATCAACTGGTGCGTATGCTGGAAGGCATGGAGAAGGACGCGGACGCGCAAAAGCCCGTCCAGTTTTCCGACGCGATCAACTCCGCACGCAAAATGTAACCCATGATCCGCCACCTCCCGCTTCTGCTCGCGCTGCTGGTTGGATGCCAGTCAAATATTGTATGGTGGGAACAAGACAAGAAGGTGAGTGAGGCCCCGCCTGCAAAGGATGGGTGGGAACAATTCAAGAAGGCGGGTGAGGCTCCATCCCAACGCCGGGACAACCCGGCCCCGCAGGCGCAGGATTCCGGCGTATTCACTGCGCTGATGCTGATGCGTGAATGTGAAGGCCGTGACCCTTATGATGGGAAGTCGGTTCCGGCGTTGAATGCAAGTATATTCCTACGAGGGATGTGCCATGCGTTTCTGCATGGTTTGCTGTCAGGATGGCAAGCTGAATCATTAAATAACCACGAACCCATAACCGCCGACAACATGACTTATAATAGTTGCCTATTTTTCAGGGCATCGGAAGGAAATTCCGCCCGCCTGGAAACCATCATACGCGCACACCTCAAGGAACACCCGGAAGATTTACAAAAAAATGCTGCTCCTGTTGCCTATGTTGCCCTTATCACCAGTTGCAACCTGCCGTGGAACGCTCGAAAACTTTAGCGCCCGCCGCGCCCAGGGCGAGCGCGTCCTGGGCCTCGCCGCGCTGCGCACCCTGCGCGCACGGATGCTCCCGCCACCGCGGTGATCTCGCGCACACCATGATCTCGCGCACACCGCCCCCGTGTGCGTTGGGTTGAGGACTTCCCCACTGTCGCTTTTTCGCGATGATAAAATAACGGAATGTCCCAGATATAGGTAGTGCAATAGTCGTTTTTTTGACCGCTGGACCAAAGGCTTAATACTTGCTAATCATTACCTTGTTGCAAGCCCAACCAGCAAGGAGGGATTATGCGTGTACTCAGACAGGCTATTGTAGAGGGTGTTGCTAGGATACTTGGTGTGCCCGTCCAAATTCGGGAAGAATTCTTCGGGGCACACCCTCCTACAAAAGAGGACTATGCCGCTTTCCAGATGTCTCTTAGCCAGGTGCTATCCTCTTCACCAAAGCCAGCCCAAGCATCTGCAATCAAACGCCCGACAAGAAGCTTGTCGTTGGCGTCGATTACATCCTTGAGAACATCGCGGACCTGAACCTCATCAAATTCAGTGAGGACGATCCATGTTGATTGCATCAACCTCCACCACGACTGGCCGATGCGTTTAATTGCCGCTTCGATGCCCGGGTAGTTCTGTCCCGGTTTCATCAAGTCATATGAGATCATCATGACATTCATGATGGCCTTTATTAAATAGACCAGCCCCTTTCCCACAAAAACCGCAGAATGCGGGTTGAACTGGCCGTTTTTGGCCTTGAGACCATTGACAGGACCGAGAGTAGGAGGGTACCGTAGTACTGCCATCCACTGGCATTACCTCCGCTTCGTACCTGATGCGGTTGTCTCACCAAACGTAGACGCTCGGTTTTGCGTGTGTGATCACGCGGCCGAGCAACTACGTGCTCTTTAATGCTGTCTGAAGCTTTTCAGACAGTCAAGAAATCTCAGATTCTTCAACATCTATGTCCATTTCCACTTGCATATTCGCATGCGGAAAGTTCCGATTAAAAAGCCGCATGAAAGCCCGCCAATTTGGTGCCCCGCGCATCAAAGCAGTAACAACCGCCACCTGCTTTTCGAGGTGTGGATTACCTATATTTTCCGACAAAAGCTGTGGATGACGATACTTGCGCTGCCACTTCTCATTTGGGGGGTTCTTTGTCTCAAGCTCCTCTAGAACTCCCGGAGGTAATTGCTTGTAAATGAGATCGCGTGTAATTTTTCCTGCATAACGCGGTCCCCTTGGCCCCCTAATCTTAGCATCATCAGGATACTTCCAATTTCGCAAGCGGAACATTTCTTCATAGAAGGTGGTTGGAAATCGACGCGTCCAAGGCAAGAGTTCCGCAGAAATATAAGCCGCAAGAATAACTTGCAGTTCATCATGTGGGCGATCTTTTTGATAACCAGTGGCTTCATCAATAAGTGCGGTTAGTCCTACCTTTGCAAATGCCTTATGAAAAATGGAGGCTTGGGTTGCAATCGTCCGTTGTCGGCCTGTACGAAGCAGGCCGTTGCGCTCGGCCTCAATCATGAGTTCACATAGTTTGGTTAACGCCTCAGCTTTGAACCCGGCGATCATTTGGCCCTTGTACTTTCGCCTCACTGGCTCAAACAGGTCCCCAACATTATCGTTTTTAATCAATGAGTTAAAGAATTTTCCGGTTAAAAAACGCTTCAATCTGGTCCCCGGCCTGCCGGAACCATCCGGTGATTCTTCGACAATTTTTAGGCTCTCCTGCATTTTACGACTGGCGATCAATCTCTCGCTTTGATTCGTCACAAAGCACGGGATCGAGATAGGTCCCAATCGCAAATGTCCAGTATGGGTAATCACCGATTCAGTCATGTTAGCCTCCAATGGCTTTGGCTAGCGCCAGTTCAAAAATGTCCGCATTCTTGCGGTTGTTATATCGGAAGGCGAATTCGTCAATGTACTTTTGAAGATAGGCGAGACTAACTTTATGGTATTGACCCGTAATCCCGCGTTTCAAAAGCGCCCAAAATCCTTCAATGGTGTTGGTGTGGGCGTCACCTTTTACATATTCACCAGCCGAATGATTTACGGTCTTGTGAATAGTCAAACCGGCAAGGCGGCTATACCCCTTGAATTCGTCGGTCATGATGATTGATTGTTTCAAATCTACAGACCCACGAATTAGGTTTGTAAGCCGCTTCGAGTCAAGCCATACCATCACTTTGGCTTTGACATTGCCGTTCCGTTCTACTGCTCCAACGACTGGAGTTTTGGTAGTGCCGCGCCCGCGTTTTCGAGGCGGTCCCCCTTTCCTGGGTTTTCCACCAATGTATGTTTCATCGACTTCTACGATTCCGCGTAGCAATTCACCGCTGTCCACAAGCGCCTTGCGAATACGCATACCCATAAACCATGCAGTGTTCTTATTGACCTCCAAGTCACGGGCAAGCTGGCGGGCACTCAGTCCCTTCTTTGCGTTTACGATTAGCGCAACAGCCAGGAACCATTTTTGAAGGTCTAACTTGCTATTGTGAAATATTGTCTGAACAGTAACTGAAAATGTCGTGTTGCAGGTATTACAATGGTGCCGCATTTCTTTCGGCATGGCCGAAGTTTTTACGGATTGGCAGTACGGACAACGAGGAATTCCCTTCCAGCGCACCTTTTCAAGGTGCCGGATACAATCTGCGTGGCTTGGAAATTTGGCGTAGACCTGTATAATATTCATGGGCGATAGGCTCCAATAGGAGTTTAGTGCGGCCTAGACAACTGCACCCTATCGCCTATTTTTATAAAAGTCAACTACCTATAGCTAGGACATTCCGAAAACCACCACAGGCGGGGGAATGCCCATGACACGCCGTGCAACAGATGGCAGTCCGCGCTACCGAGTCAACCGGAAATCCAAGGCTATCCTGGCGGTATTTTGGAAGCGTGATCGGCGGCGCTGGGTAACGATCGCGGATTTCGATGAGGCGCGGCTGGATGCGCACGGGGATCCGCTACCAGGCGTTTCCCCCGCCGATGTGGACGCCTTCCTGGCCCCCTTGTGGCATGCCGCGAAGGCCAGACTGGGCCAGGAAGAGGCCCGGGCCGCCGCTGGCCCGATGGTCAGCGCGGCATGGAGCGATTTTATCAAGGCCGCGGAACACACCCGCGCCAGAACAACAATCCTTGAGTACCTGGCCGCCAAGAACGAATATCTAGCAGCCAACCCCGACCATCCGCTCGCGAATTTCACCCTCCATCACATGGATAATTTTCAGGCGCGCCTCCGGCGGCGTGATCTCGCGCCGCACACCATCAACAAATACATCAACTCCCTGCGCGCCTTCCTGCGTTGGGCGTATGATCGGGAGTTAATTCAGAAGCTCCCCCGTTTAAAAACTGTCACCGCGCCGCGCCGCGAGCCAAAGATCATGTCAGCCTCCGATCTCGAGGCACTGATTCAACGCCTTCGCGGGTTGGCGAAGGCCGGTGATCCGCGCTGGCGTCGCCACTACCATATTCACCTGCGCATTCTGATGATGGGGCTGGGGTGCGGGTTACGCCGTGGGGAAATCCTCTCGCTCCGCTGGAATCAAATTGATCTGGCGGAGGCGCTTGTAAAAGTTAAGATCACGAAGCAGTTTCGTATCAAGGAAAATCGAGAGAAATCCATCCCCATGCCCGGATTTCTACAGGATTTTTGCCGCGTGGAATTAAAAACCGCAGCGCGGGATGAGGTCTGGTATCTGGACGATGGGCATGGTAATCCACTTTATACGGGCCGCGATCCCGCGCACAGCATCACCACCGCGTTTCGCAAGCACTTTTTCGCGCTGGGGTTCTCTGGACGCGGCATCAAACCGACGCATGGACAACGCGCCTTGTTCGCCACCGAGCTCCACCGCCTGGGGGCGGACGCCTACACGATCCAACAACTCATGGGCCATTCGAATATCACCGTCACGGCAGGCTATCTCACCGATCCAGCGCCCGCAAAACGGCGCGCCGTGAGCCTGTTGTCCATCGAAAAGATGGGGAAAAGTATGGGTAAAAAATCTAAATTATGAATTTAATCAAACCTATAAAAAGGATTGTGGATCCGAGGGTTGTGGGATCGTGCCCCATCGCTCGCCCTTGTTTTAATAGGTTAAATTTGAATTTCTATCCCATCAATTAATGTGGGAAAATGTGAGAAAATACATTTCCACTTTTGCGTCACTCGAAGTTCAGAATCACATCCCCCAGTTTCTAAATCAAAGGCACGGTTTTTAGCCTTCCATGTGCAATTTTTGCGCGGCCAGGGAATGCGCGGCCGTCACGGCCCTTTGCGCAACTCGGCGACATCGGCCTGCCCTTGCGCGAATTGATTGAGGCCAAGGATCGCGCCGACAGCCGCGTAGGCCATCGGATCCGCTTTTAGATATGCCAGCGCCACCACGGTTCCGCATCCCAGCACGGAAACGAATACCTTCCGTGAACTCCAAAATGTTTTGTTCATCGTCGCTACCAGGTTGGCCGCGTAGGTGGCGCGGGTTTGGGGATCATGCGCGGCGCTTCGCGTTGGTAGAGGATGAGCACCATCACCAGCACGAACGTGGCCACCAGTGCCACCACTAGGCCCAGCGCCACGCGGCCCGTGACGCGAGAGAACGGGATCCGCCCGATGTCTGGGAGCCTCCACGTCAGCGCGATCAGCAGCACCAGGATGCCCAGCACGACGGTGCCATAAAGGCCGTCGCCAACCGCGAATTTGAACAGGCTGTACCACAAGCCCAGTTCGCCAATCTTCGAGAACAACACAGACCCAACGCTGAACAGTTCCAGCATATCACCTCCGTGGGTTAGTCAGCCCCTGGGCGCCATTGGCGGCGTTCCAGATCGTAAAGCCGCTGCTCGTGTTTTTCCGTGCGTTCCTCCAGCACGGGAACCTTGATCATCAGATCCCGGAAGCTGTCCATGTCGCGGCGAATTTGCCGCAGCTCGTACCACGCCCCACCCGCAACGAATATCGCGGCGCCGATCCCGCCAAAAATAAATGTTTGAAAGTATTGAACGTCCATCAATCTCTCCACGGCGTCAGGAACCCCAGGATTTTCATGGAGCCCTCACCCGCGAGCGATCGTTCCCGCTCCCACACCCCGTCGCCATCGCGCTGCACGCCCGCGCCCGGGCCGGTGTTGCCCTCGATGGTGGATATTTTCCCGGCCATCGAAATGCCGGTGATGAGGCCCACGTGACCCGCGCTCGTTGGCTTGCCATCCGCCCCCAGTTGCTCCCACAGGATCAGCGCGCCGCGCCGTGGAAAGTCCACGCGCAGTTGCCGTGGCGATTGTTCCCACAACCCGCGCACCCATTCGGTTTTGGCCAGGGAAGACTCCCCAACGTCCCCGTGGCCCAGCGCGAATCGGTCCACCTCAGCAATGAGGTATTGCACGAAGGCGCAGCACCAGGGCTCGCCCTGGGCCTTCCCATCCACCGCGCGTTGGAACCGCTCCACCAGCGCGCCCTTGTTGGGCCCGCCCTCTTCGTGGACGCCCACGAATTGCCGTGCCAGCCACATCAACAAGTCCGCGCGAGATATGTTCATGACAGTCCTCGATCTTCGAGCATTCCAAAGCCGGTTCAGTTGCCCCAACCCTCCGCGGATTGCTCCCATGCGCCTCCGTCAAATCGCCGCTAGCGCGGCCAGCGCCGCGTCCCGCGCCGCCACGACCCCGGCCACGTCCAGCGCATCGTTAACGGCCTTTTTCCCACCCTCCCGCGACTGCTCGATCTGCGCGCCCGTGGCCGCCCAAGCGTCTGCCTGGGCGATGATCGTATCCGCCGCCAGTTGCGCGGTAATGCCACGGCCCGCCGCCGTGGCCGCGACCATCGCCGGTACCGATCCGGTGTAGCCCGCCGCGACGAACGCGCGGGCCTGGGTCTCCTTGCGGAGATAGGTCAACCCCTGCCCCGATCCCAGCGTGATGTACCGCCCCCGCGCGGCCTCGGCGGCGGTGTCAATTTCCGCGAGCGCGAGCGTTTTTGAATCAGCCAGCGCCACGCCAGGATCGTGCAATGAATCAAGCGGCGGAAGCGCATCTGCATCCATTTCAATTTCGCCAGGAATGAGAACGTATTCGTCCGTTATAAAACGCAAGTTCCCGGCGCGTGTGCCTGTTTTCATGTACGCGATTCGCATGGTTAGAACTCCCAGCCAGATACGTAGATATCAACTGACAAATTATACCGTTGGAGATAGATTGATTGACTATTAACCGCGACGAATCCGTGGGTAAACCAAAGTTCGTCACCCCCAGCTCCACTAGTCCATCGGCCAAACTGTGTTCTTCCTCCCAAATTCGCATCTTTAGAGATAGCCACTTGTCCCCATGACGAGCTTCCATAGGACTGCTTAGTTACGATGTGTGCGCGTTTCGCGTTCGGTGGAATGAAACTAGCCAAGTTAATTGTTCCGTCAACAGCGGCAGCCGCCGCAATTTCAAATGCGGTCACCGTTCTTCCGTCGGCCTGGTCGAAATATTTGAAATTACTCGCCCCGTCGTTCCGTACCGCCCCCAAATACTGCTTAAGCGTGTATCCGGCTGGCATTGTTGGCGCGGTCGAACTCGTCGAGAGCAAGAGCGCGAATACAGGGGCTGTCGGGTTGGAAACATTGGCGATCGCCCAAATATGGTACCAGGTGCTCGCCGCCTCGGAGCCGGTGTCCAGCCCATCCGCGCCTGCAACGGTGATATCAGCGGTTTTGTTGACCGCCGTAAATTCCCAGCCCTCGATCACGATGGAGTCCGCCGTCACGCTCACCTGGTTGTTAGGTGCCCCGGCGCTCCGCTTGATGGCGAGGTTGCGGTAGGGCTGCGCGCTGACGTTGTGGAGCAGGTTAGGGCGCACCTTGCCCCCGGCGTCAATCACGGGCGAGCTTTGATGGTCTGCCGCCAGGATTGAATAATAGGCAGAATCGAGCGGGTTGGTGAGCGCCACCCCGCCGTCCACTTGGACGGTCACGGTGGTGATGTCAACCGCGAAAACGCTGCTGATGATCGAACCGTAAAACGTGGTCGCGCCGGAAATGAGTTTCAGGCGAAGCCCCGGCGTCAGGTTCGGAGTCATGTCGCCGGCAACGCTGAAGCTGGTGCCGGAAATGTAGGCGAGCGCGATGCCCAGGAATTGCCATTCGGAAACGATTACGCCAATGCTGCTATCATTGATGCCATAGATGTTATCCAGGGTCCACACGGTTCCGCCGAGTGCGTCCTTCAGGACGAATTTGTAGGGCTCACCGCCTTTCAGCCAGAGCGCAACAGGCGCGCCTGAAACCGCCGGGCGTCCCGCCGCATCCAGGGTGAGGCTGGTGGGGTTGGGTGTCACGCCCAGGTAATCGGCGTATGTCGCCTTGGGTGTGGTGGTGCCTGCCCGGTAAGAGTTGAGCGATCCGCCCGCCAGGGGAACGCCGTTCTGGTCATGGAATTCAACCATGCTCAAGTGGCTGACGTACACGGCCATGATATGTACCTCCTTGCACGGTTATTTGCGCTCCGGTTCCTCGCCGTTCCGGGTCAGGTCATCCGAGACCTGCTGGGCCAGCTTGCGCAACGGCGCTTGCAGGTTCGTGTCGCGCGTTCCAATTTGCGTTAGCCGCGCCAGGTGCGCCCCCAGTCCGTTAGGGTTGGCTGGCGGGGTTTTCTGCCCGTCAATCAACCAGCGCCGGAACTCGGGGTTGGTGTAGAGCTTCATCTGTTCGTCCGCGCTCATCCCGCGCATCAGCCCGGAGACATCGCCAAAAAAGCGCCGGAGCGCATCCACCGGATGCGTGGCCGTTGAAACGCCCGCCGCCATGGCCTTCACGGCAATGCCCGGGCCGCCCTCCGCCGCCGCGTTCATGTATTCGGCGCGGCGCGCGGTGGGGCTGCCTTCCACGTTGAACCTGGTTTCGCGCATGCGTTGGCCGATGGTGGCCAGGTCATCAAACATTTGACGCGCGTCCGATCCGGGCGGGGCCAGGATGTTCTTGACGGAGAGCGGATAGCCGCCCTTCCCCTCTCCCCAGAGCTTGCCAAACGCGACGGGGTCAAACTTGCCGGAGGCGTCCATGGATTGCTGTTGCAACCGCACGGCCACCACGTCGTTCCACGCGCCGGGATTGGTGGCGGAAACCGTCTGCTTGAATTCGTTGAGCAGCGTTGGGCCCAGCCGATCCCCCGCCACGATGGCCTGGAACGCCTTTTCCGCCTGGGGATGGCTGGCGATTTTCCCCAGCATGTCCATGCGTTTCTCGCGCTCGGCCCAATTGCTCATGGCCTGCTGCCAATCACTTTTTGCCACGCCCCCCTTGGATTCTGCCGCCAGGGCCAGGTCGTGACGCGCGGCGTTGGCGGCCTCGCGGTATTGTTGCGGCATGCCGGAGACATCGGGTTGCCCCCACCCCGCCCGCGCATCCCATTGCTCGCGGAGATCGCGCAGGTGACCGAACGGAAGCCTCCCACCGTTCGCTTCCAGGTCTTCCGCCACGGTGCGCAGGAACGGCGGCACGGTTTGACTTGCGCTCGCCAGTGGTTGGCCGTCCGGGCCGGTGGCGCGGGCCATGAGTTGACGGATCTGGACATGCAGGCCACCAGCGTCAACCAGGGTGTCCGATCCGATGTTCCGCTCCACGCGGGATTCCAGGTCACGTTGCAGCGCCCCGCGTGCCGCCGCCCAATCCAGGATGCCCCGCTGGCTCTTCAACCCAGCGGCAATGGGTTCGCGTTCCGTGGATCCCGTGGATTCCAGCCCGCGCCGGAACGCGGAATCCATCGTTTCGCGCATCTTGTTTACGGCGTTGGCCCAACGATCCGCCGCGCGTGGGAAGCGGCTGGCGGCGTCCACCAGGCCGTGCACGGTGGGGGATTCCGTGATGAGCGGCGCGGAAGCTTCCGGGGCGATGTTCTGGCGTTCGATGGCGGCGGCGACATCCGGGCGTCCCTTGCCAGCCACGTCCATGCGCTGGGTCTGTGCCATCTCCTTGAGCAACGGTGCGCCAAAGGCGTTGTTGCGCGCGGCGCGCATGGCGTACCCCGCGCCCGCGCCCACGGCCGCCGCTCCCCCACCCAGCAGGGCATTCTCGGTACCCCTCAGGGCCATGTCCCGCGCCACCTGACCGCCCGGGCGTTGTTCCTCCACGCCCACGCTGTTCAGCGCCAGACGATTGGCCAGTTCTCCCACGCCCGCATCCAACATCGAGGATGCGCCGATGCCCGCCGCCGCCGCGCCCACCGGGTTTTCCGTCACCATGCCCCCGCCCACCATGCCTGCCGTCTGGGCCAGCATGCGCACGCCTGTACCCGACAAGTCCGCGAGGTCGGAAAGCGCCAGCCCCCGTGGAGTGAACGCCCGCAACCCCGTGGCCTTGTTGGGATTGGCCTTGTCCTCGAACACCGGGAACAGGATTTCCGGCTCGGATGTGGCGTTGGGCGGCGGAAGCCCGGCCGCTTGCTTGCGGGATGTACCGGGATGCGTGTAGAGGAACGCGCCTGGGTGAAATTTCTGGATGATGGCCATGCGGTTCTCCGGCGCGGCCATGGAGGCCAGCGCATGCGCCTTGAGCGAGCCGCCGGTATCGCGATCCACGCGGAGGTTGGAGTAGTCCGCCTGCGCGGAGTATTGATCCCACCACGCGCGCAGCGCCGGGGCCGCCTTGGACGTGGCTTGGCCCGGGGCTGGCGCCTCCTTTACCGCCGCGAATTGTTCCCATCCGTCCGCCATATCACCTCACGCGCAGCGTTCCTTGCGGGTCAAGGAACCGGGTTCCGGGCGGCAACTGATTCGCCTCTTCCGGCGTCTTTGGGCGTGGCAACTTGCTGGTGTCCCCGTTCCATATTTCGTTTTCCTTGGACCTCTTGATGTCCATTGGCTTGGTGAACTCGCTCCGAATGGGCACGGACCCGGTGATTTCATCCTCACCGAAGCCCAGCTTTTTCCCCTGGCGCTGGAAGTAGTCGCGCGTCATTTCGTTGGTTTTCAGCGCGTTCATGTACATATCGTGCCCACCCACGGCGATCATTTGCCGCGTTGAATCGGTCAGGGTGTCGTCGCGGCCATCCATCAGGCGAATGTAGGCGTTGGCCATTGGCCCCGGAAGCGCCTGCACGGCCTGTTGCACGCTCATGTATTGCCCCTCACCCAGGCCAATGCCGGGATTGTGCATCTTGGCGTACTTGGTAAGCGCGGTGAGCGCGCCCACACGGTCTTTTTTCTCCAGCGCGTCGCGGAGATCTCCATAATCTTGCTGGATGGTTCGGAACCCGATGGTTTGGCTCACAAACTCCTTGCGCATTTCGGCCTGGGCATTGAGCCGTTCTGGCCCCACCAGGACACCCACGGGTTTTTCCCCGATCTTGCTGATCTGACCGCCAGGACCGGCTTGTGCCAACAGTTGCCCGGGCGTACCGCGCGCGGAGTAGGTCGCACCCCCTTGTTGGGTGATGTTCATGAAGTCGCCATACTGGCCACGCATGCGGTTGTTGATCTCCATGTCCTGCAACAGGTCGTTGAAGTTCATCGTTAGCGGAAGGTCCTCGCGGTACATCCCGCGCCCCCCCGCGAACAATGGGCCCTGCGGCTCGCCCTTCAGCCCCGCGGGCATGGATGGCATGACCTTGCCGAGAACATGACGTTCCACCTGCCAGGCGTCATTGGTGATTTTGTCTTCGTCCGCTGGGGACAGATTGGGGTTCTGCGCCCGCGCCTCTGCAACCTTGTCCCGCACACGAACGTGGCTTTCTCCAAGTAAGTCATGAATCTTGACCTGGCGGCTGGTGGCCTCCGCCTGCTGGTTTCGCACCATGGGCTCGATTTGCTGGGCCATCAGTGGATTCTTCTCGGCAACGTGTTGAAGGATGGTGGAAGACCCCAAGCCTTCCTGCGCGATGATTTTCCGCGCCTGGGCGTTGCGCCCCGCCTCCGCGATCTGCAACAGGTTGTTGGCCCCGGCGAGCCCACGCAGGATGCTCCCGCCGTAGTCCACGGGTTGGAGGTTGTTGAATACGCTCGGGTCTGAGGGCATGATGTTCTCCGGTTAGGCCCTTCCCAGGGCGGCGCCACCCAGGGCGCCACCCAAACTCAACAGTCCGCTAATCAAGTTGTTTTGGGCATTGGCCTTGGCGATGCCCGCCGCGGCCGCGGCATTGCCCTGCGCGGTGAGCGCGTTGGCGATGCTTTCCCCGCTTCTGGTGGAGCCGCTCATGATGCTCCCGGCCGTGTTGCCAATTCCATTGACCATGTTTCCAATGGATGCATCCATGCTGCCGATGGTGCCAACCATGTTGGCCATGCTGGAGGCCAGGCCTGTCTTTCCGCTCACGTAACTCGCCAATGCATTTTGACCCAAGCCCGCGACGCCCAGCAGGGAGTCCACCTGGTTTTTCCAATAGGTTGACGCGAGGTCCTGGTTGAACATGGAGAGGTCTTTGGCGGCCTGACCGCTCCAGGGCGATCCGCCCGCGCCCGCCTTTGAGAGAATGCCCATCTCCCCCATTTGTTGCTGGAATTTAAACGCTGGGTCGTTGGGGTTGAATCCGCCCGCCATGAGGTTGTTGGCGCGGCGCATCGCCGCCTCACCTTCCGAGCGGTAGGCCAGGGTGTCTCGCCCAATGTCCCCGATGTAGCCCTTCACATCGCCGATGTAGCCCTTCACATCCTTGATGTTCCCCTGCACATCGCCGATGTAGCCCTTCATGTCCTTGATGTAGCCCTGGATGTCACTTCGCCCCAGGTCGAACATTTCCCGTTGGGCCGCGATGGCGCGATCCGTGGCCGCGCCCATGCCTTCCAACCCTTTATCCACCGCGCCGTTTCCGGTGCCCGCCATGTTTTTCAACCAATTTCCACCGCCAAGTCCGCTTGCAAGGCCAAACGTGCCGGTGTTAGCGATGCTCCCCACCAAATCGCTAGCATTTTTAATCTTGTTCCAGCCGTCAAACATGCCCATGTCGCGCTCCTTCTGATCGGGTTACCGCCCGGCGACCTTGAAACTCACGCAAAAATGAATCCCCAGGGTGCTAACACCGGCGCTCCCGGCCACGTTGCCATTGCTGTCAATCGTAAGCGTGGCGGCGGCGCCGTTGGATTCACATCCAAAGCGGACCTTGGCGGCGGGACGATACCCGGCGGGCAGGGTGAAAATCACCGCCGTGGCCAATGTTCCATTTTTCACCGCGCCCTTGACCCAAACCGTTTTGCCGTCCGCGTCCATGACGAACGCCGTGGTTTCCTCGCCCGCGCCATACGCCACCCAGTTGTTCTGGAATTTGGGTTCCCCCGTCACCCCGGCGGGAACGTCCACCGCGTGCCAACCTTCCGGAGTACCCGCCGCGTAGCTCCCCTGGGCCATGGCGTGGATGAAGTTGATGGCCGTGGGGGCGGCGCTGGCGGCAAAATTCGTGGTCAATGTGGCAATGTTGAGCGCGCCCATCCCAGTGAACAGGTTGTTCCAGAGGGAGTTGAACCAACCCGCCCAGGATGCGGCGGTGCGTTCCCCGTCGGCTGGGGTGCGCTGCACGGGCGGCATGTCCAGGGTGGCCATCACACGGCCCCGCTTCTGGAGGATGAACTGCCGGGAACCAGCACCTCGCCGGTGATGGTGCAACGCACGGGATCGGTCACCCGGATCTTAACCACAATGTCCCGCGCCCGGCCCAGGTTTTGCCAACGTACCCGCGTGCGGTATTGCCCCACCGCTCCCAGGGTGCGCAGGCGTTCCTTGCCCCACGTTCGCCCCTTGTCGCGGGAGAGCGAGAGCATGATCTGCGGCAGTTGCGTGGGGCTGGCGTCAATGCCGTCACCAGAATTGCAGTCCAGTTCTAGCGCGGCCAGGATTTGCATGCGGTTGCCATCCTCGTACAAATGCCGCCCCACCAATTCGCGCTCGATGGGCTGATCCTGGCCGCCGATCTTTGTCAGCTGATCGGCATAGGTGGCCTTGCGGGGCTCCGCGGCCCACAACGAGCCGTCCGCGTAATCCCCGAACACCACCACGCTGTTGAAACCGCTGGCCGTGGCTCCCCGATGCGGGCCGAATCCACTGGGGGCGGCGGAGACCCCGCCGAACGCGCTTTCTTCCGACCACAATTGCGTGGCGGCGTCGTACATCCAACTCACCTTGGAGGACGGGAAAAAGAGGCGGTATTGCAGGTGGCCATTGATGGACCAGGAACACCCTTCCGCCTGGAACGCGTCCGAATATCCGTTGATGATGTGCTCCAGGTCGGGATGGGAAACGCGCTGGAACTGGTTGCCCTGCACACTGTACACTGAGACCTCGCCGCGCCCGCCTTCGCCAGCGGCGGACTGCGCCAGCACCATCAACCCATCGCCAAACGGCGCGATGGACGCGGCGGAAGCCAGCCCGAACGATACGGCGTTTTGCGAGATGCGCTGCCAGGGGGGAGATCCCACGCCACTGAACCCCCAAAATTCCGTGCTGCGCTCGCCAAACAGGTATAGGGTATCCCCGTAATGCCGAACGGCCACCAGGTTGTCCGGGTCTGCGTCGGCGGTGGTGAACGAAAGGCCCGGCCAACTGGCGCCGTCGCCCAGCGCGGACACGTTCCATTTCCCGGAATTTGCCACAGATCCAATGAAATAACTGTGTCCGGCGGTGATGGAGGTCAGCGCCGGAGCTCCGGCAACGACGGTGAACGTGCTGGTGGTTACGTTGAAAATATAGAAGTTCGTACCGTCGCAAATTCCAATCTGGAATCCAGTCACGCCTTGGATGGCGTCCATGGTGACGCGGCCGTCCTTGGTGTTGAGTGTTCCACGTTCGGTGTAGGTGTAATTCGGCAGGACCTCAATAAATTTGCTGCCCTGCACCACCCACAAGGAACTGGAGAACCGGAAGAGCCCCCGGATGCGGTTCGCGCCCAGGTAGATTTTCTGCGTCAGCGGGGGCCGGTCGTAAATGGCCCACGGGCCGCGATCCGGGCCTTGCGCCGGGGTGCCCGGCTGATCCCAGCCATAGTAATAGTTCAGCCGCCGTTGCGTGCTCACCACACGGTTGCGGCCATTGAGTCCCGCGCCAAAAATTTGAGGGTTCATCGTTCCCCCCCGCCGCGATCCGTGTACACGTTGTAATACCAGCCTCCACCGGTGGAGGCGTCGTTGCCGATGCGTGGATCCACGCGGTTGACATTCGCCAGATTGGCGCGCGCGTCAGAGAGCCGCCGCAACAGCGTGGCGGTTGGCTCCACCTGGAAATATCCGCTGCATTCAACGGCAAGGTTCAGCACCAGCCACCGGTAAAACCCGTTGGGCAGCGCAAAGGCCGTGGTGAGATTGGGGAAATACAAAAATGGATTGTCGAACACCCAAAATAGGGTGTAGGACGCGCTGGGAACGGGATACAGGATGATCTTTCCCTGCGGGTAGGTGGCATCGTAAAACAGCGCCTGTGGTCTCGGCGCGCTGGTTACGGTTTTCAGGGGGATGCTGTCAAAGGCTTGGCGGTCAGGAAGCACGGTCACGGGGACATCCATCCCGTTGGCATCGCGCACGTAGGCCCACCACACCCGCTGCGGACGTCCGCCGCTCACGGCGAAGTCCGCGCCGCTTCCAACGCTGCCCACGGTGTATTCCGATTTCCCCGCCACCAGCGCCCCGCTGTCAATCTGGTAGCGGAACACCTTGGAGCGGTCCAAGGATTCGGAATCCAACAGGGCGTTGAGGCGGCGCAACATGTCCTTGGGCTGGGAGTCGGAGAGTTCCTCGCCCTCGCCGATGGCCCCCAGTTCCAGGGCCGCGTCCGTGCAGATGGATATGGCGGTGACCGCCTCACCCCAGGGAGCCGTCATTGCATCCTCGATTCAACGTGCCGCGTTCGCTTCGCCGCGTTACCCGCGTAGTGCGATTTCGTTACGTTTCCCTTCCGGGAAATCCGCCAACGGCTTGAAGCCATCGGCCCGCGCCTTGCGGAGTTGCTTTGGGTTGTTCACTTGCCGGGCGTTCTCCTTTTCGTGATAGAGCGCCATGGGGAATTTCCCCGGATCTACCTCACCTTCGTCTTCGTCCTGCTCTGCTTGCGGCGGGACGTCCGGCCTGCCTTTGTTTTCTGCCATGTTGGATCTCCAAGGTTGGTGTGTGGACACCCCCGGCCCCACCAACGGGAAGAGCCGGGGGATTTTGGGATGCAGTGACGTGGGCTAGTAAATCAACCGTGCGCCCAGTTCCGGGTACTGCACCACCGCGCCGAAGAGCGCATCCAGGCGCGTGATGCGCTTGTCGTTAAGCACGTCGTATGCCTGAACCATGCGCAACGTCATGCCCTTGTACGTTTCCTGGACCGCCCAGATCACGCCTTTCTCCGGCACATCCATCGGCACCATGGCCAAGGTAACGCAGTCCTTGTGCATGACGATGTTGTTCACGGTCGACTTGGACGCCGTGCCCGTGACCACAACGATGGTCTGGCCGTTCAAGGGGGAGGTCATGCAGGTGGCCTGCTGCTTCTGGGCGGTCGTGCCGCTCATGGGCGAGATGGCCGGGTAAATCGGGATGGTGGCATTCCCCACGCCGTCGCTGTTGACGTTGGCGGTGACCAGCCAGCAGGCCCGGACGCCGGTGGAAAGGCGCGTTTGCGGGTTGCAAGCCAGCACGGCGCCCGCCGCCGCGTCCGTCGCCCCGAACTGGATCACGTCGCCCTGGAGCAACACGCCGGTGACACTGGCCGTCCAGCCACTGGTGACCACGAAACTTCCCACTTGGCTGGCCCCGTTGACCACCGGTGTTCCACCCTGCGCGCCCGCGGTGTGTTGCGGCGTGGCCTGCCCCATGTAGGTGTTGACGTTGAGCAGGTTGTAGGGGAGCTGTGATCCGTCGCTCAGCAAGGCTCCCTCCACCAGGCGTTGAGAGAACACAGCCGGGAGCGCGCCCGTGGCGGCGGCGGTGCGGATCGCCGTCATCGTCGCCGGGTTGAGGTAGGCGTTCCGGCTATCCATAGGCACGTTGTACTCATCCAGCCGTTGCGTGGCCGCGCCAAACGCCGCCGGGGTGTTGGGAATGGTGCCGATGGCGCCCACGGCGTTGAAAATCCCGTTTTTCGCGACGGCGTTCACATACACTTCCATGTCCGTGCGGAGTTGCGACACGGCGGGTTTCAGGTAGCGTTCCGCGAAGCGATCAATGGTCAACGTCAGGTCCTTGTCCTGAAATTCCAGGGCAATCACCTTCTGCTGATTGATGTTGAGGTTGACGGACGGTTCCACGGTATCCTGCCCACCCGTGATGGTGGGGCCATCCAACGACAGATAGCGGTTGGGTTTGCGCAAGCTCAGTTGCGCGCCTTTCTTGAAGGTTCCGCCCGCGCCGCCCGTGTAGTATTGCTCCCAGTCGGTGTTTACGGTTTCGAGCATCGGGCAAGTGGCTTCCAGCAACAGCAGGGTTTCACGGATGATTGTCGTTGGGGTGAGCAAGGTGTTTGCCATGACACAGCCTCAGTCTGAACACACGCCGGGGCGGATTCCGTTGGCTCCATGCCAACGGCCGCGTTGCCGGTATCGGTTTTGTGTGGTTCGCCACGGTGTGGCCGTTGGCCTGCCCGTGTCAGCCTGCGCTGCGTCATCCCCCAGTTACGGGCCCGGCGAGTCGGGTGCTGCGTCGCCACCGCCCGCGTGAGGGGCGGTTGATGCGTGGTTCCAGGGATCAGTATCCGCGTTGGCGGCGATGTTCAGCCCTGCGGTGTTCCACCCACTGATCCATGGTCATCGTTTCCGGGTCCGCCACCGCTCCCGTGCCACGCACGGGGGTTAACGCCCGGGGGACCGCCCGCGCCGCCGCTGGTAGCGGCTTGGCCGGTGTGGCCGCTGCTCCAGCGTTCGCGACGCTGGAAGTGTTCGGTTGCTTCGCCGCGGCTGTTCCGCGTGTGTCTTGGGAGTCCTGCGCGAACCGCGCTACCGTCTTGCCGATTTCCAGCACCATACGGTACGGGTCGAGACTGCGGAGTTTCTGAAGTTCTGCTGGGTTTGAGGCCCAGTAATGCGCGATCATGGCCGCAAGGGCCGGATCGTCACGCCCTATACTTGCAATGCCCAATTGCATTTCGTTTGTCAACTGCCCCCGCAACCGGATGGAAATATCCCCTTCGCCCAGGTGCCCCCCCCATTCCTCCGGGAACAGTTCGCCCGCCTTGGCGTTCACGACATCCAACGTGGCGGTAAATTCCTGCTGCGCCTGGCGTTGGGCGGCGGCGTGGCGCGCCTCTTGGCGCTGGGCCTCGATCTTGCGCGCTTCGTCGCGGGCCACCCAGCGGTTTTCATCCTCGCGGAATTTTTCAATATCCGCGTAATTCTCGGGTTGCGGACGCGGGTCTTTGGTGTCGCTCCCTGGTGTCGCGGCCTGGGCCTGCCGTTGGGTTGGTTCCGCCGGATCGGTTTTCGTGGAGCGGGTTTCAACTTCGTTCAGCCGGTCTAGCAAACGCTGGTTCTCCTTGGCTAGCGCATTGGCTTGGTTCTGCCAGTGGTGCCGGGTTTGGGTAACCGTGGCGATCCGCCGCGCCACGGCACTGCCATATTTTTTTTCATCCTCCTTATCAACGAATTCCGACAGCTTGTCCTTTGACGCTGGATTTTCCCCACCGCCCTTCCCGCTGGCGGGATCCTCGGTCTCGGATTGCGATGGAGCGTTGGCGGTGTCTTGGGCCTTCAATTCACCGCGTTTTTGCGCGCGGCGCTGGGCCACGAACGCATCCATGGTTTGCTCCGCCGCGGCCGCGTCATTGGCCTCTGGCGTCAACAGCGCGTTGGGTTCGGTTTGTTCGGCGGGGTTTCCCGCGCCGGTGGTGTTTTCCGTGGACATCGTTCCTCATCCGTGATGGGTTGGTGCGCGCATCCCGCGCGCTGGGGGTTAATTGGCGCGCACGGAAGGCGACAGTGCGTCTTCCTGCGGGTTCACCAGCGTGGCATCCACCACAACGGTGCCACTCAGGATTTTCTCATTATCGCTTACCCGTTGAAGGGTGAGGCCCTTGAACCAGGTAGAGGTACCAATGATGAGATGTCCTCGATCATCTTTTCTGGTCAACTGAAACATTTCCATGACAACGCCCAGGATCCATTTTCCTTCGCGGATTCCGCTGGCCACGATCAACGCGGTGATTAAACTCTCTTGATCAAACTGGAACGCCTGGCTAACGGGTGTCATGGTACCTCGTTGGGCGTGGGTTCAGGGTTGCCTCCCGGCGCGGAAGGATTGACCGGTGTTGGCGTCGGTTCTGGCGGGTTGGCGCGATCCACCATTTCCTGCGGGCTGGGCATCCGGGCAGCGGCGTGGTCCAGCACCTTGCCGCGCAGGTGTGAGACAGCCTTCATTCGCGAACTTTCAATCGTCGCCAGGCTGCGCAGGCGCTCGCCCGCGAATTTGAGCTTGGCCTCCAGCATGCTCATCATGTGCTCTTCCTGTCTGTCATGCAGGCGCATGGACAGTTGTTGGATCATGGCCTGCATTTGCTGCATGGCCTGGCCCGCCTGGAACAATTGCTGCTGTTGGAGGGCCGCGACGCGCTCAATGTCTCCCTGCATTTCCTTGTTGTAGACCGCCTGCAACTCTGGCGGCAGGTTCGCCAACAACACCTCGTAAAGCGTTTCAGCGTCGGGGATATCCATGTTTCGCGCCAACAACGGCGCCAGCCCCAGCGCCACCTTGCTGCCTGGCGGGGCAATGGTGCGAATCATGTCTAGCACGGCGGATTGGGCTTCCAGTTTGCGCGTGGGAAGGCTGGGTCCGGCGTCCATGTACACGCGGTACCGGCCCACCTTGAGGTTATAAGTCTTGACCATCACTTCCCGCCCGCCTTCCTCCTTGTAGTCCACCTGCACGGGCTGGTTGTCTTGCGTGGGGCCGATCTTCTCCACCCTCGGCGCGTTGGCCTGTGTAAGTCCCATGATTTCCGTGTGACTATCGAGGTAATTGGGCAGTGCGTCAACCAGTATCCTCCCCACGTGGCGCATGGCGCGCGCCAGGTTGTCCGCGTAGTGAAACGTAGCCACCTCCCCCTTGCGTTGCCGTGCCAGTTCGTGTTGCTGTCCCCGCGCGGATTTGTCCTGCACCAGCGACACTGGAGGAATGCCCGTCACGTCGAATAACCCGGCGGCGGCATCCTGCCCCAGCATCATGGCGGCGGTGCTGGGCGGCGCCGGTGATGGCCGCACGGGTGGCGGAAGCGGGCGGTTCTCTTCGTCGTAGGGCTTGTACGTGAGATAGGCGACGGGTTCCTCGTTGGCCCGTTTCCAATCCTGCTCATACCCGGTGATGCTTCCATCGGGGATCAACGGCGGGTTGCGAGCATACAAGCCCAGGTCTTCCAGGGCCGTGCATTTGGCGTAGTTCTGCATCCGCTGGTACCCCCGCGCATGCCGGATCACTCCCTCCGTGATGCGTTGTCCGTTGTCGTTGATTTCCGTTCCCACCACCCGCGCGCGTGGAATCCACCGCCCCAGCCATTCCACGCTCTCCAACACGCGGTCCTTGGTGACCCAGTGCATCATTACCCGTCGGCGCGGCATGGGCTTGCGATCCGCCCCCGGTGCATCCGCGTCCACCGGAGGGACAACGTCATCCACCACCTCGAAATACCGGGCGATGTAGACCTTCCCCAATCCCGGTCCGCCGGACACGCCAATGTCCAGGCTTTCGTTCCTGGCGCTCCGCTGCCGCCATCGGAGGTAACGGTTCATCATACCGGCGAACCGCTCGCGTAGGTTGGGGTCGCTCGGTTGCGCGCCTGGCGGGGTCTGTTCTGGATCGGGCCAGGTGGCCGCGAAATCGTCCTCATCCATGGGTTGAATGGAAAACCAATATAGCGCGTCGGAGGCGTCCGGCTTCCGCGCGTCCGGGTCCGGAAATTCCATGAACGGATCCGCCACCCTGAAGATGCGCGGCATCACCACCACCTGACCGCCCTCTTCCACCTCCACCGGGTCAATGGCGATGAACCCCTCTCCGCGTTCGGCGGCGTGCTCGGCGGCGGTGTCGTATGCGATATCCGCGTCCGACTCATGCTCCACCTTGCGCAAGTGGTCCTCCAACAGTTGCGCCACTTCGGCGCTGCCCACTTTGTCATCCGTGCTCACTTTGATCATCGGCTTATCCATCCGAATCGTGTTGACGATTTCGTGGATGAACCGTGGCAATCCGTTGAAGGTCTCCGTTGGTCTCCTCTTCCCCCGTCGGGCTTGGAGCATGGCGGCATCCCATTGCAGGTCTCCCCCGCGCCGGAATTGCACATCCAAGCGCGCCTCGGCACGGTTGGCGGCGCACGCGGTGCGGGCCTTCTCCAGGCGCTTGGTCATGCGTTGCAGCAGCGCCCGATGTTCCTCTTCCATGAGCTCCCGGGCCTCCGCCTCATCTTCGTCTTGATTTTCCACGTCGCTGTAACCGGCAATGGATTCCTCCATTTCCGCGCTGGGAGTCACGTTTTTGTCTTGGCCTTCCATGGCCTGCTCCTATTTTGGGTTATTCCGAAGCCAGCCGGTGCTTTCTGACAGGCTGGGTTTTCAATCCCTCGAATTGCTGGGCATACAGGGCGAACGTGCACCAAGCGGAGCTTCCGTGCGAACTCCAATCGTGCTCCGGCGTTGAGCGGAACACCTTGTTCCGGTTGTCCCATGGATATTTCCAGGATCGCAGGCATTCCAGCCCGCGCGCGCAGCGCGTCATGTCAATGCGGGCGCGGCTGAACAGCGCCCGCCCGGCGTTGATCTGATCGGATAGCGGCGTGGCCTTTTCCGCGATGCGTGGCGGTGGGCTCAGCATGCGCCGCCCCGCCTGTTCGCGCGTGTCGGAGGGGCCCCAGTGCTTTTGCCGCCCGTCATGTGGCCACATATGCCCGCCGTACACCCACCCCCGCTCCCGCGCCAGATCGCCCAACGTCGCCGCCCACCAATCCACGTCCGTGCCTGAGGCTTCCTGGTAATCCAGGACGTGCCACATTCCGTGGACATACTGGGCAAACCAGACTGCCGTGGCGTCGCTCCGCCCCAAGTCCCAGAACGTAACCACCGGCGCGCTCCGGTTCACCGTCAGGGTGTCAATCACTTGCCCGTTGCGTTCGGCCAACATCAGCGCCTTGCCGAAAATGGTGCCCTCGGAAACGCCTTCGTCGGAGTTGTAATATTCCTGCCGGATCATTTCCTCGCTCATTCCGCTGCGCCCCAGGCTGAGGTTCCATTCCCGGCGCTTGGCCTCAATTACCGCTTCCGGGATCACCCGCTGGCCGTCCTCTCCCGGTGCGTCCCGGAAACAATCCTCCACGGTCAATTTCTCCGCGAAATAGTCCTCACCCAACATCGGCCACGTCCGCGCCTTCACGGCGGCGTGATTGTTGGGGCCGCCAAACGCCGTGGTCATCAGCACGATCACCCCCCCGTTCCGATCAATCATGGGTTGCACGTAATCCAGCGCCCGGGGATCGCAGCGCGCGTACTCGGAAAATGCCGCGATGTACGGCCCCGCGCCCACCAGGGAGTTGTAATTGTCCCAGCCCACCGCGCGGATGATGCTGCCGGTGGCGTGGAAGGTGAGCGTCATTTCCGTGCGATTTTCCCGCGCCCAGGGCAGCACGTCCTCGATGATCCGCCGACCGGAACCGCCATCCTCCAGCGGGTCTATGTTGTCCCAAAAAGACTTGCGAACGTGTTCCTGCTCGGGGAACCCATACCAAATGAGGCATTTCCGGCGCATTGCCACCTGCGCCAGCGCGTTCAGTACCGCGCGATCCTTCCCGTGCTGCCGTGGCCATTCGATTTGGATATTCCGGGGCGCGGGCTTGCCATCCACCCAGGGCGCGTGCAAGCCCGCGCATACAATCGCGGAGATCGCCCTGAACTGGTAGCTGCGCGGGACGAACAACGGACGCTCCATGCATCACGCGCTCCCCTTGATTCGATTCACCAGGCTGGTGAAGTCAACCATGGTCGGAGTGATGGCCCGCCCTTCATCATCCACCACCTGGATGGCGCCCAACGCCGGATGCACGTATTTGGCGCACGCCACCGCCGCCTGAACACGCACCTGCAACGGCGCTGTATCGGTAACCTGGCGCATGTTGTCGCCGTTGCCCACCCACTGCTTGAATTTGGTCTTGCCCGAGTACACCTGAAATAGCCACACGGCAGGGCTCTCCCCATCCCGCATCCCGGCCGCGTGCAACGCCGCGCGCAACGCCGTGGTGGATTTGTTCAGCCCGCCCGCCTTGCGGCCGCTGCCAGGCGTCTTCCCGCCGCCTTTTGGCCTCCCTGGCCCTGGTTTGCCCATCTCAACCCTTTCCTAATGTTTCCTATTTTTGGTTTCCGTTCGCCGCTTCATTTGGAGGTTCGGGGGCTGGCTCCCGGTGTTCCTTGACCAGCGCGGCCAGGAACGCCCGCAGCCCAGCGTCCGGCGCATCCTCAAAGCGCGCCTGTTCGTGCAAGGGCAGGGCATACACGCGCGCCATGATGGCGTCCGCGTCGCCCTGGGTGGGTACCGCGCCGTCCGGCCCCACGGAATCGGCCCATGCCTGCAACTCCGCCAGCAGCGCCACCCAACACCGATCCGTGAACCGTTCCGCGGCGGCGCCATGTGTGTGGCGGTACTCCCGTTTTTCCCGCGCCGCCGCCGCCGCCCCCAGCCGCAGGTTATGACGCCGCGCCCAGCGGGGCAGGTTGCGGCCCACGATCAATTCATTTCGCCAGTCCGTCATCGCACATACCCGTATTGAAGGTTCCTGAAGCCTAGGCGCTGTTTAATTTTCTTGATGCGACCCCCGCGTTTTAAAAATTTCGCCGTCGCCGCCGCGATTTCCGCGCGGGTCACGGGTGGCTTGTTCTTGGCGCGCCGGATGTGCCCAGGGCATTTTTAGCAGGTCACATCGTTTTCCTCGCCGTTGCCGGTTAACACTGCCACCGCACCAAAATCATGGGTTATCCCCCCGTAAAATTTTGGGTAGCCAGCGCGTGCTTTTCAGTTCCCGCTCGGCGACCTGGGCCAACTCTGCCTTGGGGAGTTTCTTCCAGTCGCCGCCGCGCGCGGCAAAGGCCGTGGGTACGCCCGCCGCCAGCGCCTCCAGGATTTCAGACTTGTTCACCTTGCCGTAGTAGTTTTCGGCGGTGGGGGTAAACCAGTCGCGCATGTCCAGCGCAAGCGCCGCGCCTAACCGGTTTGCCTGATCCTGCACGACCGCCTCCCACTGGCCATTTTTGGCCACGGCGTCCATTGACACCGCAGCACACAACGCCAGCACTTCCAGCAGCGTTTCCGTGGATTGCGATATGCACCAGTCCCAGAGTTTTGTTTCATTAAAAATATCTGTTACGGAATCAAATTCCCCCGCGTGTTTCATTAGCGTTGAATGCCATTCCCTGCGCGCATCTCCGATTTCCTGCTCCGCCCGCGGCAGGTACGGGTTGTCGTCATCGCCCAACGAATTATCCTTGGCGGTGATCCGTAATGGGCTGCCCCGCCCTCTCAACAAGAATGCGTGTACAACCGCCGCCAGCGCGATTTCATGGCGCTTCATCAGGCATGCCGCCAACGCGGCGGTTTTATCCGTGGTCAGCGTTTGCAACAGCGCCTTGGGGAGTCCTGACGCTTTCGCCCCCGCGCCTTCCTGGGTATCGGCACAGGCACCCGCCTGGGTTTGCGCATTCTCGGCCTTGACCGCCAGTTTCCGGTCTTCGTGACGCACCAGACCGCGCAGGATATCCGCCTTGCCGTTATAGTCGATCGTCACCACCACGCCCGCGAGCGCCTTTTGCTCCGTTGTAAATTCGGGTGTTGGGCGTTGTTTTTCGATTTCTTTAAGGCGCGCGCGAATTTTGTTTTCCTCTGCACTCACTTCGCCATCCGCGTCTAGTTCATCCAAACGTGCGCTGAGCTCGTCGTATTCCTTTCCTAACTCCGGTGGTAGGGGTTGTTCTATTGGATAGAGCCGAATGTATTTACTGCGTTCGCCCCAGCCAAATTCTGCCCGCGCCTCACACCACTTCCACCCCTCCCCCTTGAGGCTCTTAATCGTGTGTTCGAGTTTCAAGGCCGCCAGTTCGTCCAACAACTTGGCGTCCTCGATGATGACCCCTTCGTCGCTCTCGCCCGCCGCCGCGAACAAGTCCCGCCGTACCTTTCCGCCCGCAGCCTCATATTTCTTGAGCCCCACGTATTTCACGCGCCGGTCGGTGGCGCTAATTTTGCCCTCCATGAGATGCTCCCGGATTCTCCCAGGGCTCAGGCTCAACCCCGCTCCATCTTTCAGCAGCGCCTCTTGGGCCGCGTGATCGTCCGTGATGGCGAACGCCTGCACCTGCTCCAGGTTCAATTCCTCCCTCTTCAAATTCCGCGCGCGTTCTTCAGACCCGCCGTGTTCGATCATGTAGGCCAGTTCCTCGGCGGCATCACGCAACAGAAGCGCCGCGCCCCGGCGATGATCCGGCGTGAACGACGCGAGCGAATCCCTGATGGCGTCCATGAGGATTTCCAGGCGGCGCGCTTGGTCAATGGCACTCATTCCTCCTCCCTGTCCCCGGTGGGGATGCTCATTTCAATTCCGGTCTTCAACGCCGGCGGCGGATTGGCGGCAAGGGCTGGATAATCAACATTCCCCGGCTTTGGCTTGGGTGCTGGAGCGGGCCGCACCGATGGCGGCCCCGATCGGCGGAGTTTTTGCGCGGCCCGCACACGGTCCACAGCGGCAACGGCTTCGGCGTAGGTATACCCGGCGGTGATGGGTCGGCGTGTCATGCGGTGCCCCTCGCTGGATGTGCCGCGCACGGCGCGAAGATTTTGGCACGCACCACCGCGCGCGCCTGCACGCCCACATCCGGGAATGCCCGCCGCACCGCTTCACGCACGGGAGCGGTGAACTGTTTTTGGATGCGATCGGCAAAGTAGGTGTTTGGCGCACAGACCACGATAAGGCCGCTTTGCACGGATTTCAGTTCCAGCGTGCGCGCCCACGCCGCCGAATCATCCCCTGGCAGGGTCTCGGCCATCGCGGCCCGCTCCAGCACCCATTCCGGCGTGTCCTCGGCCCGCGGCTCGCAGGTGCAGCGCGGTGCTACCGGAGCCGTGGCCCGTTCCTCCGTGGATTGTTTGCGTTCGTCCAGCCAGCATTGGTTTCGCAGCCACTTGTCGGGGTAGGGGATGTATTGCCCGCCGTCCCGCCGCCAGTCGCGTGATTCCCGCTGCCAGGCTAGCGCCGTCAGCATCGCCTGGACGATTTCCGAGGTTGGCTTGAGCCGCCTCCACACTTTTTCCGCGCCCGCCTTGGCGACTTTACGCGGATACGCCACCCAGAACGCTTCAAACCCCCCCACCCCCGGCGAAGCCGGGGAAGTAGGATCTGTAGTTGAATCTGTAGTTGAATCTGTAGTTGAATCGGGTGGCGTGGTGTCACCCCTAACAGTCGAATTTGTCACCCCGCTCGCGACACCATGCCGCTCCGCTATTGACACCGTGTCACCCCGCGCAACACGGGGCGGCAAATTGTCACCCCGATTGTCACCCCGCTCTGGTGTCGGCTTTGCGGCCCTGGGAAGCGCGGCGATGGCCTCCAAGTCAAGGCGGTACTCGGTGGGCCGGTGGTCCCCAGCGTCACGGACGGCGACGATCAACCCCCGCGCCCGGAACATTTTCAGGTGCCGCTGCACGGTGCGCGGGTTGTGGCCCGTTTTTTGGGCCAGGGTATCCACGCTTTCAAAATAGCCGCGGCCCTCATCGTTCACCCGGTTGGCCATCTGGTGCAGCGTCCATTTTGGGCCGGGCGGCAAGGACGTGTTGTCCACAATGCTCATGACCTCAATGCTCATGGCCCGCCCCCTGCCGCGTTCGTCACTTTGCGCTGCTCCGCCTTGGCCTGGAACGCCTCTTCGGTCAGGCCGGTGTAATGCAGGATGGTGTTCTTGCTGGGGGCTGCGCCGCCCGCGTCGGCGGAATAGCTGGCCGCCAATTCCCGCAGCAACGCCTTTTGTTCCACCTTGTTCAAGCCGCGCCTCCATCCATGGTTCACCGCCGCTGATACCATTTCTTCCCCGGCGCACGGCGCGTCCGGGTGCGAATCCGCGCGGCGGTTTTTTGCGCGTGACAAAACACGCAGCGCACAACCGCATTGTCCAGGGTAGGCTCGCCACCGTCCGCGTCCTCTCGGTCGTGATCCACCTCCAACAACGTCGGGTCCGTGCCCGTCAGCTTGTAGCGCGTTACGAACCGCAGGAACGCCCGCGGTGATTTCTTCGCGGCAAGCACCAGGGAATCCCGAATCTCGGCCAGGACTGCTTTCGTCGCGCCCCCCCCCCAATGGAGTAGACCCAAGCCCAGGGTGTCGAGTTGCGCGCGAAACTCTTGCCATTCGGCGCTGACGCCGCATTGATCGTCCTGGCAGCGGAACTCCGCCCGCTCCACCGCCGTGCGT